TTTATTCATTTAGTTACAAAATCGTTACCCCCCCCCCATGTTTGTGTAATTGCACATTTGATTAGACAAATATGACCCGCAAAGACATCGTCTACGACAGAACGAACCGTGTTTTTACTGCGAATTTTCGACTAGACGGGAAACGCCACAGACCTACTCTGATCTCGAAAGAGGATTACGATCGTCTGACGGAGGAAGAACGAGAGCAGGTTGTTGGGACCCTCTGGAGGAAAGCAAAGGATCGATTTGACCGACTCGTTGAAGAGCAGGAACGGCACGGACAATTTCTGGAACCCTTATTAGAAGAATGGTTGTCCTCAGTAGCATCTGCCAGAGATTCCAAGACTGTCGATCACTACCGACTAGACCTTCAAAGATTTTTGCACGTTGCCCCACCGAGAACAGGACAACTCTCCTCCAGAGTCCAAGAGTCTTTCTTCGATCACCTCCGCAGTTTGGGTCTGTCCGATCCCTCCATCAATTCTGCAGTGCGATCCGTGCGGGTATTCGTCAAGTGGTTGGCAGAACGGGAACTGCTGAAGCATCCGGTCACGCTCAAGGCACTGAGGACCGTGAAGAAGAGACCACAGTTCTACAGTGCAGAACAGATCAAGCAGATGCTGGAATACTGCAGGGAGACACCAGGCAGACGTTATACATTATTATATAGGTGTATCTGGATCTTGAGTCAGACAGGCATGAGAGGAGGGGAACTGTTGAATCTGAAGTGGTCAGAGGTCGAGGAGAGACGGATCAAGATCGTCAGCACGGACACTTGGCAAGTAAAGAGTCGCAGAGATGCTTGGGTGCCGATCAGTCCGAAACTGCGGGAGGAGTTTGATCAGTGGGATCGACAGGGTGAAGTCTGGGTGCTGGATAAAAAAGATGGGAAACGATACTGGGCACATTTGAACGAACTGACTGCCAGCATGAGATTCGTGCAAACAAAATGCGACTGCAGAGGTCCGAAACCTCTACACGGATTTAGGGCTGGAGTTGCTACGGAATTATTAAGACAGGGAGCAAGTCCGGTGCATGTTCAACGGTTGCTCCGACATGAGGACCTTTCCACCACAATGGGATACCTAGATCCAGATGCGTTGGAGATTCAGGAGTTGGTCAGTAAACTTTAATCTTTCAAATATCTTTTTAAAATTTGTTGGAATCCATGCATTCCAGGTGAAATATCAAAATCAGGTTTTGTATTAAAAGGTGATGAACCGTGATCTCCGAATCTGATTACTTTAAAAATTGATTCATCATCTTCATCTATGCCTTCGTAAACCTTTAAATAACCTGTGCCAGTATTTGCGACATGATCCTCATAATCAATATCAAGTTCATCTAAGATTGCCTCGAATGCTCTCATCTGCACTGCAGGATCATCTAAAGCTTCCAAGTCGTCCAATGACTCAATAATTGTCTTTGGATAATCATTGATAAATTCTTGCCTCTCTCTCTCTCCTGCCTCTTCAATCATTTGATTATAAATCACCTCCCCTTCAGGCGTTGGATAGTTGTCTTCAGGATCTACATAATTAGGATCACTTCCATATTTTTCGTAAAAAGCATCAACTCCTGAATCCCCAAATTGCTGATGAGGATCTTCATTCAATATGTAATCAAGTGCTCGTTCTCGATTAAAATCTAAGTATTCTTGAGCCTTTGCATAACCTTTTCGCAGGATTTCGTTTTGCCTGCGTTCCTTTTCCAGCCTGTCCTGTGCAGCAAAAGCAGCATCTCGATCCAAATCTGCTGCCTGAACTTCTCTGGGATCAATCACATCACTCAAAAGACCTCCCACATACGGAATTTTGCTAGTGTATCCAGTCAACAGATCCTGCACCCGTGCTGGACTGTCATCATCTAGCAAACCCTGTTGATAGAAGTCAATTTTTTCTCTCATACTGGAATCTCTAAATTATTTAAATTTGGTGAGAAACCTATGATGCCAATAGGGAGTTATCGACAAATCGAAAATCCCCGGAAATGGCGCGCCCAGCAGGACTCGAACCTGCAACCTACGGATTAGAAGTCATATAGGAAGTATGATTTCTTCTATAATATCAGTGGCTTGCAGGATTGAAAATGGTCAGTAAAGACAAGGTTGCTAGTCCAGAAGTCCCAGTTCATTTGCCAGTCCATACCCCCCTGCAGACGACATTAACCCACCTCTTAAATCCCTAGCAGCACGGTCTCGCATGTACTGTTCTCGGATAGGGATGAAGTCCTGCAGTCTTTGTAGGACTGCTTGGTTTTCATCGAACCCTGTTGCCTTCATCATTGGCAGCATTTGCTCAGACATCCGCAGGTTCTCCAGTCGGTTGACATTTAGGAAGTCTGGAACATTCCTTCTGGTGATTCCAAGAAATGCCTGTGGACTGTTATAGGATGCAGCAAGTCCCAGCACATCAAGTGGATCAATCCCTCCCTGTTCCTCTTGAGCTGCAAGTCTTCTTGCCGTTGCTGAATTGCCCATTGTGTAGTTGTAGGTCCCTGATCTTCTGCGTTCGACATCCATCATCTGCTTGTAGATATTGAAGTTGTCTTCATTGCCAAACATCAAACGGATTCGTTTCTTCATATTTTCAGAATTCCAATCACTGGCACGATCTCCCATCTCGGCAGTCTTCTCACCCATCCGAGTCGTCAACTTTTCAACAAATCCTTTTCTGAGTGCATCCATCTGGTTCTCAGATCGAACCTTCTTAGTAATGTACTCTTCCAAGTCTTTTGGATTCTCGCTTGCGGCTTTTTCATACCCATATTTGACATGATCAATCATCTGTTTGTTGTCCATGCCTTCATCAAGTAGTCGTGCATAGGTTTGATTTTCAGCCCGTGCTGCACCCATAATCTCATTTAGATTCTGTTCCAAGGACTGTGCTGCTCTTCCTCCAATGTATCCAGGTTCTGAAGGGAACTTGTCGAGTGCGTCCCTGGTGCTTTGTCGGACATCTTCTATTTGACGTAAAGTATATGGACCTAACGGGTTGTTCTCAGCATCAGCAATGGGGCCATAACTTGGCAACCCTCTTCGTTTGTAATCTTCTCGCAGGAGTTCGTAGTTTGGAGACATTCGATCATCACGACGAATGACAGTGCCATAGGTTGGATCTGTCATCACCTGACCTTCAATGTTTTTGTACTCTGGATTGATGTTAGTATACCGTTCTTGGTCGAGTCGTTCTTTTGCCATCTGGGGAGTCTCACCTTCCCCCAAGAATCGTTGCAATGCTGCAGGGACTCGTTCCTTCTGATCTCGTTGTCTTGCCTGCAGTAGTTCGGCAAGTTGCTGATTCCCCTCACCTGGTCGATTGACCAAAGTGTCTGCCACGTTCATCACGTTTCGACCATAGAGATCAGGGAACATGGTTTGATCTGCATTGACTTCACGGGGGAGTGCTGCCTGATCTTCTAGTCGTTGTCTGCCTGCATTGATTGCAGCTATTCCTTTGAGACCTTCGTCTCGTTCTGCTGCCAGTAACAGTTTTGCAGTGGCACGGTTTGCTGGTTCGTTTGGACTACTACCAAGACCTGGAGGATTGATCATATTTCCGTTGCCTCCATTGTTGGCACGGATCAGCCCACCTAATCGGCTTGCTGCGTCCGTTCCAGCACCAATCATACCCTCTCCTACTGCCCCAGTTGCTCCACCAAACAAACTGCTGGCAAATACCTTGTTTGGGTCTGCGTCAATCCCTGCTTGAGTTGCTGCCCCTTCTGCTGCGCCAACAATTCCACCTTGACCCATTCTTCTTGCAAAATTCCGAACTCCTTGCCCTTCTTGCAGTGCTAGGGGGCCTCGGTTAGTAACTGCAGAAATGGGCCGACCCAAAGGATAACTGCCGAGAACTGACCCAGACAATTCTGCAAAGTTGGCAGCAGCAGGATTAAATTGTCGGTAATCTGCTTGTTCCTGATTGATTGCGTTGAGCCGATCCTGGTAAGCATCAAGAGACCGTTCTTCTGGTGTGGACATTGCCAGCAGAAATGCTTCTGCTTCATCGGCAAAGGTCCCTACAAACGGCAACCCTTGAGCAAACTGACGGGCAAACTGTTTGATTCTGGGATTGATGCCTCCAATTTTACCAGTAGAGAAACCCTCAGTCCCCTGCACCATCTGTTCTGCTGTTCGGTTGTCACTACCCCGAAACTGAGGATCTGGTCTTCTTGCCATCCGGTAATCTGCTTCCCGTTGGACCTCCTCCATTTGTTTGCCGATTGTGTTTTCTAAACGAGAGGTAATTGCTTTCTCCAGTCCTGCCTTACCTTGGTATTTATTCTTCTTCAAGAACTTGTCGATTGCCTGCTCTATGACTTCAGGACTATCCCCTCGACCTGTTCTTTCCAAACGAATGTTAGTAATGGCCTTTACAATTTTAGTAAGTCGAGTGTCCTTCTGATCATTTGATGCGTACTTCAACCAGAGGTCTGTGACTACTGGGGAGATGGGGGTCCATGCCTTGAGATAAGGTCCAGTTTCCATAGTTAATTACCGATTGCTTCGTTATATCCGTCAAGCCCAACTGCATTGATGTTGGGGAATGGTCGATACCGACTACTGGGGTATTGTTGTTCAAGCAATCCCAATTTGTTTTGGAAAATATCTTTCAACGTGTTGAGTTTGACCTGCAGTGTTTCTTCCGTATCTGTTTCTAGTGGGACTGCGGCCTTGATGCGATCAAATTCCTGCTTTGTCAGTGCAGCACCAAACTTCTCATTTAATCGATCAGAGGTAAGGTCTGCCATCAATGCCCTAAGTTGTTTTGCTTTTGCAGGAATTGCGATCCCAGGGTAATACCCTTGAATAGTTCCTACACCTTTGATTGCCTCTTCATCCTTCAACAACCCAATGGACTGATCAATTTGGTTTAGAGTAATTTGATAATCGTTATAGTTTCGGATGTCGGTTGCATTGATTTCCTTCTTAGGTGGAACCGTTGTACCACCTGGGATCTCATCCATTGCTAGATTATTCCGATCCAGCAACATCAAGCGACTTCCTTTTGTCGGATCATTCGGATCAACAGGTACACTCACGACTTGAGGAGTTGAACGCCCTTCCATAATTCGTTCAGCGAGTTGTTGCGGATCTGCGCCTTGTTCGTCAATCAGATATTGTGCAGCTTTTGCTTGCAATGAATCCCCAAACAAACCCCCTTCGGGTTTCTCTGGCTTGATCCGTTGTGCTGCAATTGTTTTTGCAGTGTCCTTCAAGATAGACAGAGGCAATCCTGCTGCACTTTCGGCATCATACTCTCCAGACTCAATCAGGATCTGTTCAAACGGTGTCCGATCTGTCGTGGCATTCTGATGCAGCTCATTGAATCGATCTCGGTCTTGCCGTGCCAAGGTCGTCAGGTTGATTTTGCGAGTCTTGTTGTCGATCTTGCCTTCTGCAGCAAGGACCTCGTTGACCATCGTGTCGATCAGGTTTTTCTCTTCCAGTTTTTCTCGGACTGTAGCACTGTAATTACCTCGACGTTCATCAATCCGACTCTTTGCATCGTCCATCATGACTTCCTTGTACATCTTATTGAAGTCACGTTCAGACTTGCGGTACTCATCTTCCAGCTTCTGCCTCTCTGCCTCACTCAATCTCTGCTTTGTTCCTCCATACCCCTGAACGAACCCACCGAGACCCCGTGCCAGTGCAGAACTCAGAGTCACATCATTCGGGTTAGTGGAGTATCTTGGGGCGGACATCAAGCCGAGTCCAGCCTGCAGGAGTCCCATCCTCATCGGATCGTCGTACCAGGAGCTGCCAGATTCAGGAGCATCTTCGATGTCCAGCAGTCCGGCAGTTTGGACTGCAGCGGTCTGTGTTCTGACAGGCAATGAGACATTGCCAGTGCTGGGAGGAGGTCCCATGCTTGGGGGTGTGATTGGTTGGACAGGTCGAGGTCTAGTTCTTCTTTGTTGTGCCTCTGTAATCATGGCATCTGCACGACGATCTGCATCATCATTCAGTGAATCTCTTGCCTTCATCATCTCTGCTGTACCAGGCACAGGACTCTCTGAGTACGCAGCAGGGAATTGAGGACCAAGTCGGTTGAACTGAGGTAATGCCCTGTTGCGATTCATGACTTCCACAGGATCATCAGGAAGTGCTGGCAGACGACCACCTGGATATTGATTTTCGATCCGCAGATTCGTTAGGGAGGTATACGGCAGATCACTGCTAGATCGTTGGAACTGTCCTAACTTCCGCAGATATTCCATATATGGATCTTCTGGGAGACCTGGATAGTATTCGGGTAACATTGCCATCAGACTCTCCTATTCATCATTGAGTAAACTGTACCCTGACAATCCGATTCCCAGAGCCTGCAACAGTGGGTTTTGACCATACAGTGGGGAACTAGTAGTCACAACTGATCCGGTTGCTGGAGAAATCGCAGAATTACGGAGGTTAATCAGTTCCTGGGGGTATCCCTGCTCTCGCATAAACTCGTTATAAATGAAGTCGAGATCCTGCTGGTTTCTGGCATCTCCTGCTTGACCAGAAGCCACCAGATCCGCAATCCGTTGTCGTTCGTCTGCAGTTCCCATCTGTGCCAAATCGCCCAGTGCTGTGCCCCCTTGTAGATTCAAGGCACCTGCAGCTCGATTTGCTAATTCACTGAATTTTGCCTCGTCACTAGCAGTTGCTCGTCGGTCCCGCAGGTCTGCTGCATCGAGACTCATTGCGTTCGACAACAGACCAGCATTGGCCTGAAGTGCTGTTCGGTCCATCCCTGCATTTAAGCCGAGAGCTTGACCATACAATCCCGCATTGGCATTTAGTGCGGCAAGTGCCCCTTGTGCTCCGAGATTCTGAGCATTGAGTGCCCCCTGGGATCGTAACCCCTGTGCTGCCAAAGCACCTTGAGAAGTCAGACCTCGGACATTCTGGAGATCATCCGCACTCAGTCGTTGTCCTTGCAGGTTTCCTTGGGACTGCAGTCCCCGCACATTTTGAACATCACTGGCAGTCAGTCCTAACCGTTGCATCGCTTCCTGTTGCGCCAGTTGAGCTGCATTCTGGAAACCTTGAGATCGTAACTGCCCCACCGCTGCGGCTGTTCGGTCTGCCACATTCCGATTATTTTCTGTCAGTGCGAGTTGGGAGCGAGACCCCCCAAATGCTCCTGATCGTGCTGCTGATCCTGAGATCCCAGAATTCTGCATTTGACGGACTCGATCCAGATCGCGCATAGTCTGGTTGACTACTCGATCAGTGTAGGGGTCCATGAATCTCTGCATGGACTGCTCAAACGACTGATCCCGCTCATAGTTCACTGGACCCTGCAATCCTCGGTTCGCATTCCCGTACTGAGAGGACTGGAGTCCAGCATTGACGTTCCTCATCCCTGCATTCACATTGGTCAGACCTGCATTTGGGTTGCTGAAGGTGTTCTGCAGTCCTGGGGTCGTGTAGGATTTGGATTGGAAGATGCCAGGGTCCTGTGCCGTGGCTAAAGATCCACGGTAGTTTCCGGCCTGACCTCCGATTCCGCCAGTCGTCCCTTGAAATCCTGAAGTATAGTTTGCCGCATTCCCCACTGCTTGATTCGCAGCAGCAAAGGGGTCTGTTCCGTTAGGTCCAAATCTTTGACCATATCTACCTGCAAGAATCCCCTCTGCTCTAACAGTATCTGCTCCTGGGGCAGTAAACCGTTGCCGATCATACGATTGAAACGGAGTTGGCATTTCATCTGGAGTGATTGTGTTCTGATCAAACTGTTGGAGGTTCTGGTCAATCAATGCCTGGATCTCTTCAGGAGACATCCCTTGGGTTTGGATGTTCGCCTGTGTCTGAGTCTGTGTGTCAGAACTCCCACCATTATTTGACTCATTTGCACCTGGCCCATCGTAGTAGTATCCCTTGCCGTCACCATCTAAATCCCATCCTGGTCCGGTGTATCCCCCTTCTGCTTCATATTCAGTCATGCCTTCGGTTCCTGCACTTCCTGATGGATCAGCCCTTGCAACCCGACCTCCTCCTCGACTACTGGTGACTTCTCCGAAATTCGACCCTAGAGGTCCTTGTCGTTTAGGGAACGGAGTACCACCTGCCTGACTAAATGCCTCGTCCTCACTCATCCCTTGATCTAACAACCCTTGATACTGTTGATACTGATCAAAACTAAGTTGACCCTTACCAAAAACCTCCATTGCAGGTTTCTCTGGGGTGTACTTAATGCCTGGCAGGATGTTGAAACGATCTGGTGGAGGTGCCACTGGGCCTGGAGGTCTTACTTGATAACTAGGATTCAACCCAAACTGTCCAACTTGACTGACTGCAGATCCGTCAGGATTGAACCCTCGGATTCCTGAATAATCCTGATCTAAGGTCCTCGGACGATAGTTGGGGTTATTCGTAAAATACCTACCCATGTCCAATGTGTTCTGTGCAAAGGGCACAGCATAATCTGGCAGGTTCTGTTGCGTTGAGGTCTGGGTTCCTGACTGTTTTGGACCGCCTTGGTTGGTTAAATAGTCCCATGTTGCGATTGCGGCAGGAATATACTGAGCATATTCTTTTGATCTTCCTGTTCGATTTTGATTCCCGTTTCCGTCTTGTCGAATCATAGCTAACTCACTACTGAAGTGGAGAGATTCCCTGAGTTATCCGTCTTGACCTGGTAACGGGTCCCGTTGGGCGAAACAATAATTAATCTTTGGTCTGCGTTCAGCTCAACATCAGATCCTTTTTGGTAACTGGTTGTGAGTAACCGAGCAATCTGCTGGAGCACTGGGGCAAAATACGCCTGCAAATAGGTCCCTGGGGGATTTGGGAGAATCATCGACGACCTCCAATGTGTGTTTCAAATCGAGTGTTCCCTACGGTCCAGTCTCCTGCAGTCAGTGCCCCTGTGACCTTGTACCGTACTTGACGACCCTGCAGTCGGACATCAATTTCTCCGTCTGCCTCAAGAGGATAATCACTAGATTCGATTTCTGCAGCATCACCGGAGGAAGCAGTAAAGAATCTGAAATTTATGGAACCTGCTTCATCCTGATCTGAATCACTGAAAATCTTGCTGATTCTGCTGTACCGTTCCCCGGCCATGATGTCGATTGCACCCGTTTCGGCTTCTGCCGTCGTAGTCTGATCAGGATCTGTGGACTCATGGGTGTAGATGGTATTATTTGAAGGATCGATTCCAATGGGAGAGTTAAGAATATTCTTATCCATCCAGCAGTTTCTGGTGATCCCAGAGTCAGGCAGTGAGTCGTACCAGACTCCATCACGATAGTTGTAAACTACATAGTACGAGCATCTTCCTGAAGTCCCAGACCGAGAAGGGCACCACCACCAGACTTCTCCAAATTCGCTATTCCCACCTGAATAGATCAGTCCTTCCTGGGACCAATCGACTGTTCTCATGACCCGATCTTGAATCGGACACTCAAGGGGTCGAGCGTATCCATCGAAAACCCAGAATCCAGATTTATTAAGCCAGCAGGTGATCTCTGAACTGGAGTGTATTGCGTAAGGAGAGAAGACCCCTGCACCATCTGCGAGTTTGTTGACTCCATAAACCAATGGAGGTCCCAAATAATTCAGTTGATGGACAGAAACGGATGTCCAGACCAGCACGTTTCCGACGACCCTTTTTGCACAGACGATGTAGCCCGTGGTCTGCAGAATCAGATCTCCTGCCGTGTTAGTGGCACTGGGGGTCCAGACATCAACAGTTTCCTGCGAACTCCATTTGATCTGCCGAGCATCGCCTGCGGAACCCAGTGCCAAAACATGACGTTCCTGGGTGACCAAAACCGCAACAGCAGTCGGAGCATTCTCCGTGTATCCGTTAGTTGTGGTGATCTCTTCTGCAGCAGTCGCAGGATCTCCTTGCCAGTAGAAGATGCCCTTGTCTCCGCTTTGGCACCCGATCAGGTTTTCGCCAAAATTATCCATAGAAAAGTGCGCCAGTCGGGAATAAGAGGCAGATCCCGCACCATTGAACACAGAACCATACTCATACCCTTCACCGTAATACCAGTATCCCATCCCAGGCCGAAACTCGGAATCTCCTGTTGCCTGGTATCCAGGGGGGGTGATGTCATACAGACGTTGTCTTGATAGGGTTGGCGTGACCGTGACGGTGATGTTCGTTGCAGTTGCCGTTGCGGTCTCACTGATCGTGATCGTGTTGGTGGAAACTGCGGTGATTGATGACCCTGCAGGAATTCCGGCACCGGAAATCAAATCTCCAATCTCATAGGCAGTTCCGTCATCCACAGTAATCTGATCACTGCCATCGGTGGTATCTGCAGTCGAGTCTGTGAATGTGGCAGGATTGCCGATCTCTGCAGCGTAGAGTTTTCCATAATTTGGTGCGCCAGATCCTGCAGTCCCAAAGGCCATCAACCCAACTCCCAGGTTATTCCTCCACTGGTGGTGGCCTCTGCAGGCAGAGTCCAGAGTCTCAGAATGTCGTGAGAGGGGGAACTCCTGCCATCCCCCGATAGGTCGGAGTCGTCCATCTCGGAAACGGACATGGTTCCCTGAGATCCATCTTTGTTTGATCATGCGAGGGGTCCCGTCCACAAACCCTGGCGGGAGAGCAATCTCTACTAATCGTTTAGCCAAGGATCTGCTCCTTCATTTTTTTAGTCTTCCTGACCTTGCGATAGATCCCCACTCCGACGGCTGCAGCAGGAAGTCCGACTGCAGTCAGAATCAGCTCGACTCCCCCGGAATCAACTGCTGAGTTAATCATTTCTAACCATTCCATCAGTAACTCCAACAAGCGTATTTGTCTCGTGTATCAATATGGATAAACCTCTGATTCCATTCGGTTTTAGGAGACTGACAGACCCCAATCCCTCGGAATCCATGCTTGATCGCTAGAGCAATGAAAGGGACGACATCTTCCCCAGCAATAAGACAGTCGAATGCCTGCCCACCATTTCCGTTTTTCCCGTGATGGTATCCTGGCCCATTTGGTTTTAATCTCTCGCGCGGATGGGAAGAACTTCTAAATGCAGAGGACAGTTTAATGGGTTTCCCCCACTCCTCCCGCAGTGCCTGCAGTCTGTTAAGCGCATCTTCCTCAATCTCGCACTCCCCAGAAAAACTACATTTCAATTCATCACGACTGAAATTTTTGGATTCACTGACTGACATCACATCTCCTTAATTTCACCTACACAGATTCGTGTGTAGTACATGGATCTCTCCATCCTCTCATCATCACTAAACCCCAGCACCTCGTCTTGGGTGTGATGTTTACGAAACTCATCAATGACACATCCACAACCCTGACTTGCCATACTAACGGCAAACGCATACGGCATCCCCTGGCGTTGGTAATCTGGGAGGATTTTCTGCACACAACTGCTAGACCAGGTGAAGAGGAAGTGGGTTTTGTATTCCAACTCTGTAGCAACTGCTGTCGTACTGAGAAGTAACAGAGGGAGGAGGAGTTTCACCGAGTCCCTTTATTAATTGATTCCTCAAGTTTGGTGATTGCTATTTTCATTTCCAGTAGTGTGCTGTTTGTTTCCTTCAACACCCCAGTAAGAGCTTGATTTGACTCCTTCATTAAAAGTCGTAATTCTTGGTCTGCTAGATCATCTTTCGTCAACCACTGGGTTCGTTCTCGCTCAAACCCCTTGAGGAGATAAACCACAAGCCATGCAGAAAAACAAAGGGCAGCAGTCACTACTCCGACCTCATTGATTATCGATACTATTCCCGTTGCTTCTGTTGGCATTGCTGGGTCTCAGTTGATCATTTTAAATTCGTAATAAATCAAACCTGTGCTGTTATCAATGGTTGCCTCACTGCTAGAATCACTGTCACTGCTAGAATCACTGTCACTGTTTGAATCCACATCAACCTGCATTGAATCGTTATCCGCTGGATCAGTCAGATTGTTTTGAGTGTCAATGTTGATATGAATTTCAATCGGGTTCGCTTCGCTATCGTTTCCCTCAGAAGCTGGGTAGTCGCTACATCCGAGTAGTGCGAGTGGGAGTAAAAGTATTAGTTTCATTCTGTTTCTCCTTCTGGTTCATCAGCAGGGAGTGGTTCATTGCCTTCGGCTAACCATTGCAAATATGCTTTGTAGTCTGTGTTTGCTGGGTCGAATGGGATAAAGGCGTTGTCTTCTAACCGTTTCACGGCATTTTCAATCCCCATAATTTTACTAGTTTTTTGATACATCTATAACTCCGCTGCTGCTGTAAAATGTCCACTAAGTGCAACTGTCCCACTGCTTGTACTGTAAAACAAAAAATGCTTAGATGTACTAGTCACTGAAACACTGTAATCTGTTAAAGAATTTGGTTTTCGAAAATTATTATTAGCAGCATAGGGATTAAATGTAGTAATTGTGGGTGCTGCTCTCATCTCAACGGGGAAAATATACGATGTAGTGCCATTGCTAGCACCATCTGCTGCGAGAGAAAAATTGAAATGATTATTTGAGTCGTTTTGTGCTGGAGTCTGAGTTAATGCGAATGATTTCTGGTAATAACGTTTACACAACGCCAACTCTGTCCCAATGGGCCGATGCTCAAAAGGAGTTGCGACTGTGCCTTCTTCCACCATTACTTTATCTAGATTGGCTAGTGTTCCATCGAATCTTATCCACAAATGCTTACTGTATTCTGTGCCTTCATTCACCGTAAATGTTCCACCATTGGAAACGCTTGTGAATCCAGAAGTAGCATCTGGGCCGTTATTAGCAGTAGTGTCTGTGGAAACCTTCCACGCAGCATTGATTCCAGAACCTTCCCAACTAATTACATACGTCCCATTGTTGACGTTTTTGTCTTCAATGGCCTGATACAAATAAGTTGATCCATCGTAGTACCAACGATCATAAGTATAGCCTGTTGACGCAGTTATTGATCCAGCACCTCGTTGGTTGATTGGGTTGCTTAGATTGCCATTGATAATCCGATTACGGAAACTCGGAAAGCTGCTGGCGATACCTATAACCGGATGACTGCCGATATAATTACCTGGATTGGTATTTCCCCCAATGTAACTCATTCTGAAATCTCCTCGTAACTAGCGATCCCCTCCAGATCACTAGCAGCACTGGCAGTTAGCCGAATGGCATCCCCTTCTTCCAAGTACACACTCGTAGTGCTTAAAATATCCAGAGTTGAACCTGCAGGGACGGGTGCAGATTTTATGATGTGGTAAGCCGTACTGGATCTGTACAGATCGACCGTCACATTTGCACTCGCAGATCCATCGACATTACTGATTAGTAATGTGTTTAGTTTGAAAACTTTTCCAGATGCTGCTGAATTCGTAACGATTGCCGTGGCACTCGTCCCGATTGCCTGGACTGCCGTTTTCCCTGTGATCGTACCAACTGAAACAATATTAGGTGCTGCCATTTTTTATCCAAATACGATTGCCATTGCGATTGCCTTTCCTGTTGTGATTCCGCCCCCACCTGATTCATCTGCGAATTCCAGAGCAGTTGCGCCAGAGTTGACCTTTAGCACTTGACCTGATGTCCCAATCGCAGTCAGTCCTGTCCCACCGTTTGCTGTCCCAAGTGTGCCTGTCACTGCTGTTCCGAGATCGTTTACCTCGGCAGTTAAGTAGGATTGCAAGTCACTGATCTGTGATTCAGTAATTGATAGTGCAGCTTGATGCTGGGTGACCGAGGATTCGGTAATGTTCCCATCAGGGACGTTTGCCCAAGTGACCACACTGCTAAGATCATTACTCTCAGCAGTCAAGTAACTCTGTAAATCACTGATTTGGGATTCTGTGATGGAGAGTGCAGCCTGGTGTTGAGTTACTGAGGATTGGGTGATATTTGCATCTGGGACATTGGCCCAAGTCACAGATGAACTCAGATCGTTTACCTCGGCAGTCAGATAACTCTGCAGATCCGAAATCTGGGATTCAGTAATGGAGATCGTTTGGAACTCTAGTCCAGTCGCACCACTATTGACTGCCAGGACCTGGTTTGCAGTCCCGATTGCTGTCAGTCCTGTTCCCCCATTTCCAGTTCCGAGGGTCCCTGAGACGTTGGTCAGATCATTTGTTTCTGCTGTGAGATACCCAGAATCATTCGTCCACTGGGAAATGTTGCCAGACTTGTTCGTCAGGGTGTCAGTCGAACTCGCAGTAATGTAGGACTGCAGGTCACTGATCTGCGATTCTGTGATTGTGGACTGAGTTGCGAGTCCTCCCAGTCCTAGAGCAGTCCTGGCACCGGAAGCAGTGCTTGCCGAGGTCCCTCCATTTGCAATGGGGAGAGTCCCTGAAACGTCATCCGTCAATACAATCGGGCCGAGGGTGATTTGCTGCGAACTGAGAGTCAGGTAGTCGTGAGAGTTGTCATTCAAGGTCACAGGGGTAGAGTTGTCTGTTCCACTCACATCTACAGATAACAAAGTCCGTGCAGCTGCTGCATCGATAAAAACAAACTCTCCTGCAGTCCCGTCATACTTCATCAGATCCCCATCACTCAGACCTGTCGTGCTGACATCCGTCAACGTCTGGAGTGTCGAACCAGCCTGATCTGCATACTGCCACTCAGCATCTGAAGTGCTGTAGACCAGAATCTGATTATCGGTAGGACTGTCATCATCATCTGTCACCAAGATCCTACCAATTACTGTTTGCAACGATGGATGCAGCTTGGCATTTGTCACAGAACCATCTGTGACTGCTGCCGAGGTGACGGAGGCAGGTGCCCAGGCAGAACCGTTGTACGTTAGGACATCCCCAGAGGAGGGGGTCCCTGAAACATTTGAGAGGTCATTCAGCAGATCGGGGATCGTGACGGTTTCAGCAGTCCAATTTGTTCCGTTGTACCTGAGAAACTGATCATCGACCGGAGTCACATTGACCACGTTCCCCAACTGTTCCAACTGCTGGGATGTGATCGAATCTGCCAGGGTTTTCAGTTGAGAATCGACACCGTCGATGGTCTCATTGAGGTGCGTGCCCCACTGATCTGTGTCTGCTCCAACTGTGGGTTTCTTGAAACTGTAGTTCGTCGTTTCTGTAAAATTTGCCATCAGTACAAATACCTCTGAGAATACTGTCTCATTCGTAAAGAGGCGGAGACCGTCTTCGATTGTCCTGCCGAAAGATCCCCAGTGTTCGGTTGCCCATTGAAGGCAAATCGAACTCGTTTTAATCCAGCTGTGTTCGTCCAATCCGTCAATGCTCCTGATTCCACTCCAGGCACAGAATAATTATTTGTCCCAACCACAGTAAACCCTGAGAGTTCGGTGATCGTGAACAGTGCTGTGCTGGCGGAAAAGGTTTCTTGCAGGGCATATCCATCTTCTGTGAACATCAGGGTTCCATAACTAATGGTGACATTCGTCGCATCACTGGAATTGGCAGTGCCTGCTCCAATTCCCAATAAAGTGGAAGTTGCATTCAGCCAGTTGGTGTGATCACCAGAATCTGGTTCAAAGCTCATATTCTCCTGAGCACCGTTTGCGTTTTTTGTGATCGTCAACTGCCCTGAAACTCCAGAATCCCCAATGATGGGAATGTAGACAGGTTGGAGAGTGGCACCTGCAGCCAGTCGTGCCAAGATCGCATTGACATGCGCAATGTCTGAGTTCGCCTGAGAGATATTATTTTCTGCCTGGGTAACAAAGGGTCTGAGTTTTTCTGCCAGCAGGTCGTAGTCAAAACTTTGCACTGCCGCAGCAGAACCTGGAGGGACTAGACTGAATCCCTGAAGATAACTGTCGTAGCTCGCATTCCAGGCAGTTGCGTAAGAATAGGTATCTGCTGCCTTGAGGTCGATGATGCCAAATAGAGATTTGACCGTTGTCGGAATACTGGAATTAATGTTTGTATACTGCGAAATGTCTCTGAGAATCTGAGAGAGATCACTATCTGAACCCACTCCTGCCGAATTGATCCGGTCACTCAGATTTTTGAGTTTCGTCAGCAACCCATCGAGATATTCATTCGTCAGAGTGCCCCAGGTATCACCATCCTGGTTGACCGTTGGGTACTCTAAATCTGTGTAGTAACTGCTGGTTGTTGGCATCAGTTTGCTGAGTAATATCCGTCATTGGCGAGGACCAGTGCAGCATCTGCTGCAGTCTTGGCAGCACTTGCGTTACTGGACGCAGTCGCGGCATTGGTCACTGCTGTGTTCACATCATTCGTGAGTGCAACGAGGGCATTATTTGTGAGTTTACTACTAACCGTAATTGCAGTTGCAGAGTTGGAAGCAGCAGTGCTCGCATTGGTGACTGCCTGAGTCAGTTGATAGGCCAAGGATGGAGTCGCGGAGTCTGCCGCGTCTCCAAGGGTGTCATCCACGTTCTTCAGATTTGATGCTGCAGACTCAATTGCAGCATTCAAAATTACACCCCAGTTGTTTTTATTCTTCCCAACTTCAGGAAGCGTGATCGAATACTGAGTAGTGGTAGGAGGGGAATCACTTAGAGCCATAACTTACCCAATCTTCTGGTTGTGTATCCGGTCGTTTCGTCCAAATCTCTGCAGAAGTGTTTTCTCGGTCTGTCCAATCCGTAGTCGGATCTGATTCAGGTTCAAACTCAAACCGTTTGACATAGGGTCCGATCCCGTACCTGGTCGTCCCATATTTGATCGAGGTGCTCATGACATGGCCTGGAAGTTCAGACTATGCCGTGACCCCTTCGTTCTCCTTCGGTCATCTGATGCCTGGATCTCAGCAACGGCACGTTCTGCCTGCTGTGCCCAAACTCCGATCCGTTCATCCTCTCCCAGATACGGTGCGGCCTGCATCAAACTGTAGTAGAGATATGCGTCTGGGTGAGAGGTGCTGACCCAATTCGTTGTATTGGTTGTACTCAGTGCGGGGATCTTGGCGTAGTAAAACATTTCGTAGGTGATCGACTCTGCAGGGGTGGGGATGATCCGCAAGGCATTGCCGTAGACAAAATATCTGGGATACGAGTCTGCCAGTCCTGCAATGAAATTAGTGTCGGTGTACTCATTGATCGAATGAGCTGCAATTTCCACCAGGTCCCGTTCTTTCGGGGAGGTCATCCGCAGATGCCGCATCTCTAGGAAGTCGGAGGGCATCGAGAGGTACTGATCACTCGTTGAGATGTCTGCACGAGTGTACTGATTGGTCGTCCTGAGCTGTCGGTTCAACCTGGCTTCCGCCAAGGTGATGAAGGTCGGGATGACCGAGGTCAGATCCGTTCGATTGAGCCAGTCTGCGATGTTGGATTTCAATTCATCGAACGTCATAGGTGTCCCTCCCAAACTCGGAATGGACGATTGGCATAATCATTCAACCATGCTCTGAACTTCTTCTTGTCCCTGGTGATCCCTTGCTGCGCGAGTTGGTCGTAGAGAACTCTGGGAATCTCGGCAACTCTCTTCCAGCCGGAATCTTTGTTTGCAAAATTATCAAGGTGCTGGTTGTCACGCAGGACCTTGGCTAACTTCAATGTTGGCTCAACATCCTGCGTGACCTTATGGTGAATCTGCAGGTTTCGTGAGTCTACTTCATCGACGATGAATTCACTCATGATGTTGCCCGTATGATCTAAAATCTGTTTGGTCAGCATTCTAAAAACCTGCAGTTTTATTAAGGATTAGGAAGTGGTCAGATCAAAGATCCCAGCATGAGCTGCTTCCTGAGTCATCTCCAGACCCATTTCGACCACCAAGTGCTTGGTCTCAGCATCTGCAGTCTTTCCGAGGGTACTGACCTGGAAATTTCTCAAGTAGGAAACCTTGGCATACTCTGGCGAGATCAAGAAAGCGTCACGTTCTCGCTGGAATCGATTTGGCATGACCTGTAGGTCTCCAAAGTCTGTAGCAAATCCTTTATTTTCAGTTAGTTACGCTAAAACCAACCCGTCCTTTCGGACTGCTTTACATTGCTGTAAAGAGAAGACCATCTCATCACCCGTTCGGGGTGCCCTGCGCTTCGGATCGCTTGATCCTACTTCCTTTCGGAATGGTCGTTGAACCTTCCCATTTCTGGGCTTGGCTGCTGATTGTCCGCTTGGGAGTTCCCAGCAATTCACAGGGTTCTTCACTGATCTGTTCCCAGATCAGGCCGCACATTTTACGGTTACGTTGCTACCAGCAGTGTTGGAATCAATCATCTCACGGGCAATAGATCGTCCGGTCAATGTTGAAACCACGGTCTTATTGAAAGGTCCGACCATCAAGCGATCTGGTTCACCGCCTTCCGTGTAGCACGATTGCATCACCGTGTTGATGATTGAGGCAGTCAATGCTCGCTGAACTCCAGAGTCCGTTCGGGCTGTTGAGCCTGGAGTCACCGGATC